CTGCTGTGATCACCAAAGAAGAATTTTAGTTCATTACCTTCTGTTTTAGCAGTGAAGTTAAGTTCTTCTGAGTTAGCACTTGCCATGAATTTCAGTCTCTGTATATTGGTCACTGATGGAGTAAATTCTACGTTCCATGCGACCGCTCGCATCTTGACAGTTTTGAGTTTGTCATTGACGATCTCCTGGCTCATGAATCTATAATCATTCTTGAAATCACCGGCAGCATTTTCAAAATGCAGGCCCACTGCTACCTGTTCACCATTGCGGTCTTGTTTGGTGATCGAAATCTTAGCATTTTCTTTGTATTCACTGATGCCCAAGATCACGCTTAGTTTTGATAAATTTGGCATACCGAATGTACCGATGAACTCTGCCACTGGTCCATTTAGTTTGGCCTGCACGATAACACTACGGTCTTCCGCCAGTGCCTCGATGTTTGTTTCTGAATCGGTCCCCATGATCTTAACCAGATCGATGTTACCTAGTCCATGTGTATTTTTAACGATGTCTAATAGATAATCACGCATTTGTTTCTCCTTTGATAGTGTATTATATATGGTTTATTTAGATCTTGCAAGCTATTTGATAAATTATTTTCTTCTAACCGCACCACTCGCCTGTGATATCTTTGATGTGGTCAGATCACCGGGGCGTTTTAGTTCTGCCCAACTCACATGAGAAACGTTGACATCATCTGATATGATGTTATCAAATCCAATTAATTCAAATCCATGCTTGGAATATATTTTTTCTAAGAGGAGTGGAGTGCACCAGCTGGCAGAATTCCAATCAACTAATTTTGCAGACATCACTAGATCACAATTATTATATGTGAATAATAGGGTTCCACCCGGTCTTAAAAGTCTCATCATCTGCAGCAGATAGAGATCAACGACATCAACAGTTAAATGATTGAAAAAATCCCAACAGAAGATCAAATTGAACTGCGCTTGGGGTAATGTCGACAGATCTCTTTTGTCGTTAAGTTCATATGATCGAACCCTTTTTTGATATATTTCTGGGAATGATCGCAGTGACTCTTGCAATATTTCGATACTTGGCCCCATTAAATACAAGGGATCACTGGCTACCATGAGGCTGATCCAGCCATCGATATTAGAAGAATTTATTTCCGCAGGAGGGAAAAGTCTGGTGTTTATCTGGAGTCCGGGATATCTGACCTGGCTAATCTTACTGATTTTATTACTAAAAATAGTTCTAACAATTTCGTTAGTTGGCAAGAGACTTCTTATGGTAGATTCCTTGAATATGTCGCTGCTAACATTTTTTGATTCCAGTATGTTAGAAATATTATGATCGATACTATCGATAATCCTACCAATCTCAGCGATAATATCTTTATTTTTTTGATCTATGTCACTGTAGATTGACCTAATTCGATCGATACATCCATGATATTCGTTGAGATCAAATTTTGATATCAGTGATTCTATCAATCGATTCTTAGAATATATGATATCATCGATCGATAATTTAGGAATAATCTCTTTTAGACTATTTTTATGTTCTACTAGGGTAGCGAGATCAGTCATCATTCAAATGTAAACAAGTTGTCAAATGTTGTAGCTATCTGTGTGTTTTCTGCGATCTTCCAATCTAACACACCTAGTAAGTTTTCTACCTTTTGATCTACGATGCCCGTTTCCATACTAGCATCATCGAACGGTAATTCTTTAAACCACGCAGGTATATGTGTTTCATCTGTGGGATATCCGACACTAGTATAACCAAGTGGATTATCTTTGAGTTTACATACTACGGTTTTCATACCATCCACGATGCTCATGCTGTATTGATCACCCATCATGCGTTTTAAGTTGTTCCAGTTCATAGCCGCACGTACATGTCCTGGCATGTTGGCTTTACCTAGACGCTCTTCTTCTTTAGTGTATTTGGTTAAATTGTTTACACGTTTAGGAGTGCCTTTTTCCCAAGCCGGACGCTCTGTAAAGATCAATTTAAAGTCCCTGACTTTGTTAATTATTGCTTCACGACCCGTACCTGTTAACACAGATAATAAGACGTCACTTAAGAAATCTTGGATTACTTTTGGAGTATCTGACCTCTTTAAGTCTAAGCCCATGGCTTTAACTTTACCAGGATTACCGTGTGTGTCTAAACGATGCCCTTCCATGTCATAGATCAATATAGCATAGCGTTTCTTTTTAATAAACAAACCTTTAAGCGATACACTTTCTCGTCCACCTTTGATCAGTCCACCCTGACGTCTAGGAGTGTGGAAAGCCCGTTCACAGAATGCTGGGAAACTTTCATTGACTTGATCTGCGATACTGTCATACAAACCTACTGCTATGTCTTTGTTCCATTCCATCTTGCCTGCTAGGACATCTGCACGTACCATTGGATAAGCACTAAAGTAACATGAGTCTGTATCACCATAGATGATCGCTTCGCCAGTGTGATCATACACACCTGTTATACATTCGTTTATGTATGCATCCATATGACGAGCGATAGTCCTGCCAGTTAAGGTGGTTGACTGTCCGATACGTTTGTCAAAGAAACGACAACCTGGATTTAAGATAGCACCGTACAAACTGTTCAAGTTAATCTTCTTAACTAATTGACGCTTGTCCCAGAAAGCTGTATCTTCATCTGTAGTTGCTTCCTTTTTCTTGGCCTGCATTTCTTGTCGTTCACTATACCAACGTTCTAGTAGTCCCGGTATAACACCTTTGCGTTCATTATTGAAGATAGTGCCATTAGCACTGAGTATCCAAGGTTTGTTACTGTCAAAGATTAGTCGCCAACAATCTGCTGCACTTAGGACATCACTTGAGCCATTGGCCCAATCAATGGTAATCTCAGTACCAACTTCACCATTCATCACAGCAGTATACTCTAACGATCCAAACAAGTTTTCCCATGCATCAGCAAAACTGCTACCCGATGTTTGTTTTTCTTTGATATAGTGTTCAGTCATTGTTTGACGTAGTTGTCCAACGATAGTTTCTGGACCCATGTTTAGGGCACGAATAGCACTTGGATACAGCGAATTAATGTCGATAGCACCAATATAATCATGCATACCTGCTTTGGGAGTTGCTACATACGCACCTGCGGCTTGTGTGTCAAACTGTTCATCACGGTTACGGTTTGGAACAATCATACCCAGTTGATGTGCTTCATTAATAATAGCCTGTTCTGTAACTGCCACAGCACCCATGGTTGTTTGTAGTAGCACAGTGTTGTCATGTGCTAGTTCATTGGCCAGATCTAAGAAGCGTAGTTTTGTATCTAGTTTGTGTAACAAGGCGGTGTCTTGGCGATTATATTCGATAAACTTAGCAAAGTCTTTGTTATATAGTTGATCTAAGGTACCTTCGTACTGTGTTTTACTTTCACCTAGTTCGTATTCACTAATAGCATCCAAACTATAGCTATGTCGTTCTTCATAGGTATATTTACGATACAGTTGCATATAGTCCATGTGTACACGACCAATTAAATCAAATGTCATATTAGCCGCACCAAAGCGTTCAAACTCACGTTGCTTAGGAAACTGTCCCCATAAACAGAATCTGCGTGTGTCATCTTTGCTTAGGACACGATTGGTACGCTGTACCATGTAAGGAATATCAAACCCTTCTGAGTTCCAACCTGATAATATATCAGCATCATCGATCAAGTCCAAGAATGTTTTGAGCAGGTCTTCTTCACGTTCCATCAAGAAACAGTTGTCATAATTTTTAACTATCTCTTCTGCTGTTTCCCAACTCATGCTCTTAGGTGGAATAACCATGGTAACTAGTTTGTCTAGCCAATCTAGATATACTGATACCGCGGTTATGGGATTGAATGGATCTTCTGGGCGACTGAAACCTCTGACGGGATCAAAGTCAACCTCAATGTCAAAGAATGCTGTTTGTAGTTTTGGGGACTTCTGTCCTAGATAGTTATCTTCTAGGCAACGGAACACGGGATTGATGTCGCTTTCCCAGATGCGTTTGCCTGAATTGATTTTAACTTCTTTGTGGAACTCTTTGCCTATGCGTGTGCTGAATCGTGACACTGGTGTGTCATATATAGTGCGGAATTTACCGCGGGGGTCATCGTAATAAAAAGTATAATTGGCAGGATACTCTTTGTATTCTCTTTGCCCATTCACTCGTTCAACGATATAAATGCGATCTTTTGTTCTATCGAACAATGCGTCTACGTAACTCATTCATTTCCTTTTTGTGCGACTTCTAGCTCACACACACTCTTCATGCCCGGGTGGGCGGTCTTCTAATCTATTTATTATACATTCTTTTTAGAATTAAACAAGTATAATGTTAATCCACCATTGGAGTAATTAACCAAATTGCAAAGATCAATTAAATGTGTCTTATATCCAGGATAGGTATTTAATAAATCAAATCCTTTAAATAAATTCCTAAATTCTTTATCGTTAAATGTTAATTCAAACGGGCATTGTTCTTGATCAGCATATAAAATCTGATTTATATAATTTATTTTTAAGAATTTCTTTAAAAACTTACCATAGGAATTATAGATACCTATAGCAATTTTATCATCACTTAGATTCTTAATTTTTTCTACGGCCTGTTGATACTTTGGTATATGATGCAGTACCCCATTGCATATAATCAAATCGTAACTAGCTGGTGCTTGCCAATCTAAGAAGTTTTCTTTATGATAGACTACATTAGTAATAGCATTATTATTGCTAAATTGTCTAGCATAATCTATACCATCACCAAAATCCACAGCATCAAATTTGATAGTTGGGTTTCTGCGAGCTAAAAAATTAACTATAAATCCGCTACCACATCCTATGTCTAATACAGTCTTGCACCCTTGTATAGCATCATCATAAAATTTTAAATAGGGATTAATTAAATTTTTATCATAAAATTTTAAATCTTCTATAGAATATGGTCCTGGGAATTTTAAATTAGAATAAAATTCTTTAACTTGATGTTCTAAATTAGAGGCTTGCTTGTATGTATCCATATACCTCGTTATTTCCTTCGAAAGAATAATGATTCATGATACCTTTATACTTTTTAAAAATATAGTTAAAATTTATCATATTATCAAATTGATAAAGCCCTTCCCATTCGAATCCTGTGATATGTATAGGCTTAAATTTTTTAGTAATTTGATCGATTTTTTCGCAGGTGATATTGTGAATATCAACAGCATAGTCTAGATCAAAATAGTTTTCAAAATAATCAACCAATGCCAATAATTTTTTATTATTTTTAGAATGTTCTTTAATATCAGAATAAATTAAATCGCAATTACGGTGTAATTGATCAGTATGCACGGGATGATTTTTCACATAAAGTCTGAATGGACTACTATGAGCTATGATTATCTTATCAAAATCACTTAACGTAACTGATTGTAGTTGTTTTAATATTTTAAATTCGCCACACCCGGCTTGTGCTAAATTAATAACATCATGTCCGTCTGCTAAAAAATTAGGCCAACCCTTTTTATCAGGATATTTGGGTTGCCAATCAGCTGCAAAACTGTCACCTGTGATAAGAATTTTCATTGTGTCAATAGTCTAAGATAACCAACGATATCGACTAGAAAAATAGTCAGACTAGTCATGAACAATCCAAAACTTCCTCTGCTCAATGCTGAATACATGCTAATAGCCAAACAACAAAAGAACAAGGGATAAACAACTAAGAATGGCACATCAGGCACAGTGGCAGCAAATGTAACTACTACTATGATGTTTAGGAACCAATTAAAGACTTCTAAACATAGTCTAACAGGATGACTGTGCCAATCTCTCTTTACAAAATCTACGGTCTTGTGCCAATCGATCAAACCGTGCGACCAACTGTTTCAAGAATGTCTGTGACTGTTTCGTGATCAGCATTGGTTTCGGTTAGTTTAGATTTTTGAGCGATCTTAATCGCTTTTTTGAGCAAACTAGGTTTGATTTCTAATTCTTCTGCTACTGCTTTTACGGTATCATTCAAGCCTGCGCTCAAATCTTCTACTTCTTGTAATACAGCAATACCTTCGTTGATTAGCTGTGTTAATTTAGCTTTTTGCTCGCCTGAAAACATTTTTGATGCCATGATGTGGCTCTCCTTGGTTGAAAAATATATTATACTATAATTATATATGCGTGTCTAGTATTATATAAATATTTTGACATCATAAGGCATATCAATGAAAATCTACTCAATTTTAGTCCATCCGCAAAGGGATAGTTTAAACGGAAAATTATTTGATCAAGCCTTGGCATTTTTTAATAAAAAAAAATATCAAACTGAAACGCTTGATCTATATCGCTCAGATTTTAATCCCATGGCCATATATGAACAATTAACTGATGATAAAGAAGTTAATAACTATGCACATAAATGGTTCGCAGCTGATGCCAGGAATCTATTACCAGAATTTAGTCAACGTGAAATTGAGCGTCTTAAATCCAGTGATGTGCTTTATATTCAAGCGCCTATTTGGTGGTGGGGATTGCCTGCTATAATGAAGGCATACATTGAAAGTGTTTTTATTTATAATGTGTTATTTTCATTAGAAAACGAACATAGTAGAAATCCGGGTGACGCTACAGTATTTAAACTCCTGCGTGGCAAGAAGTTGATTTTATCTATAACATCTGGTAGCAGTGAGAAATTTATCAGCGAACATTTTGGTAATGTAGACACACTATTGTCTCCGATCAAAGCAAGATTCGAATTCGTAGGATACGATGTCCTACCAATATATCACAGTGGAGCACTAAGTGGCAAAACTGAAGAAGTCGATATTGAAAAATTTCAAGAGTATTTGTCAACTTTAAACCTAAGATGATCTACATTTCCTGAGTATACGTGTAGCAGTTTGGAATTCATAGGCTAGGTCGTCAAACAAATCTTCTGGTGGACGTTCAGCATAGGCTCTTGATACGTAAGCCATCTGTCCCATATCAGCATAATATATCTCTGTAGGCCAACGTGTACGACCCCACTCCATGCTGTTGATTAGCAAGCATTCGTCGCCTACATTTTTGAGTAATTCTTTTTTAGCTTTTACGGGGAGATTGACACTGCTGAGTAATTTAACACCTACGGGCACCGTGTTAACATTTGGTTTATCTAGATAGTGTGCGAATAGGTGTACTATATATGCTTCTACTTCGTGTGCCAAATTAATTGTTAGCTCGCACTCTGCTCTGCGAACGATATCATACGACTCTCTTACGTAGATATCCCAATTGGTCATTTACATTACCACTTACGACATGACCAGAATCTGGCTTTGGTGCGAGGTCCCGGATTCGCACAGTTATGACGAGCGCGGAATGAACGACGGCGTGCTGGATTTGATTTCTTAATACGCATATTAGGATCACCAAAGTTTACTTTTTTGATATTGCCTGTGCTAGGATCCTTAACATAAACCTTAAATTTCTTAACATCACCACGCATAGGCTTACCAAGAGGTACTTTGCGACCGTGATACTCTGCTTCATCCAACTGCTGATCTTCGTTATACCACATTTCACCATATGCTTCGTAAAATTCATCTCCCTCGTAGGTTTCTTCTAAAATTTTTGATTCTGATAAAAATTCATTAATTTTCATTTGGTAACTGGTCCTCCTTCGACCCAAGCGTCACAGGTGCGTTTACTCGCACATTTAAATTTAAGAAACTTGCAGTAGCCTAGATCACCGGC